TTAAGAAGCAGCTTTCTGATTGATTCCGCCGTTGAGTATCCACTGATTAACCGCACTCTCTAAATATGCTTTTGGATGAGTGCGAACCGGCTTAGGGAAACAGTGTTTGTTCTGGTAGGTGTACATGGTCGATCGTGACGAAATGCCAAGCTTCGCCATGACCTCCTTTTCAGGGATCAGGTTGATATCTTGCATAGTTACCTCGGGAATGCTGGTGGATTATTCTGCTGCTGAGAATAGGCGCTGATAAATTGCGGAAACATACTTCGCCTGATGGATAGCATCGGCTAATGCGTTGTGGCGCTCGCCGTCAAACGGCATATCACGCTTGGGATCAAAGCCAACTACGCGGCCAAGCTCAACGATAGTGCGCACGTCCCTGTCGTTGTACCACTCCCACGGCAACGGAACGCATTCACGCTGGTAAGACTCACGCAGGATCACGTTATCGAATACAGCGCCGTTCCCCCATACGCGCAGGCTACGAGGATTGGCGACATTGGCCCGGATAAACTTATTCAGGTCATATAACGCAGACAGCAACGACGGCGCACCGTCAACGCAGATAGCTGCGCGGGCTTCGCTGCTTTGCTTCATCCACCAAATAATCGTATCTGCGTCAGGTGTCGCCTTACCGGCCATAACGCTTTGCAGGTCTACGGCGGTATAGAACTGCTCGCCAAGCTCGCCGCTGTGTGGGTTAAAAAGCACCGCGCCGATAGTCAAGATAGGGGCGCTGGGCTTCTTACCCAGCGTTTCAAGGTCAAGCATTAAGTGGTTCATTAATTTTTCTCCGTTCCTACTGCCTGCATTACGGTGCTGCAAGTAATTACAGCTGCGCGGTAAATATCTTTAATCGTTTCCCAGGGGATGGTGATTTCTTCCTCAAACTCTCCGGCATCGCCACAGTCATCGCATCCTTCGCCGCCGCACTCATGGCATCTAACCGTCCGCGAAACTTTAAACTCACCTGACAGCGCGCCTTTTGCGCCGTTATCTGCGGTCAAAGTGAGCGGCATGACACAATAGCCATCCGGCACTGCTGGCGCTGGCGGGGCGGTGATGTGCAGTCGCGGTTCGCCGTCTTTCGGCTCCGGCCATTCGCGCTTTTTGTTCACCGATAGCTTTTCGATCATTGCTTGGGTGATCTGCTCGTCAGTGATGCCAGCACGGCGTTGCGCATCCCACAGCAGGAATTGCATATCAGCCCACTCGCTGAGGTCATCAGGTTGGGCTGCGGCCTCTAGTGCTTCTTTGCCGAGGTGTTTCAGCGGGCCAATAGGGCCGACATTGCCGAATGTTGACCGTGACCATTCGGCGTGATCTTCGCGAACCGCATCCCGAGCATTAGGTGAATCAGCAATAGCGTAAACCTTGCGAACCTCGCAACCCTCACGAACGGCTTGGTTCTTGCCGTGTTCATCAATAAGACCCAGCCAGTCTCCATTTACTGATATGAATTGCCAGCCTGCCAGCTTAAGGCCTTGCACCGGTTGCGCCTCCCGGTTAGCCAGGAGTTCGGCGGCCATCTCTTGAACCTGCGATAAACTGAACTCGTTCGGATTGTCGAGTATGTGTTTTAACTGCTCGGTCGTTAGTGTCATACATCCTCCCTGGCTTTTTTATCAGCTCTGCGAGCGGCAGTTCGAATCATGCTGCGGCGATGGATTATTTTTGCGGTGTAACGTAGATAGCCCAGACTGTAAGCAGCTTTCGCGCTGCGCCACATGTAACTTGATGCCATGCTGATGACGAGCCCGGCAATGGCTAGGCCACCGGCTAGGCAGACGGTAGCGCCGACAATCGCGATGATGTGGCTGATGATTGATACGAGCATCCTACTCATCCCCCTCTACGGTGACCGAAAACCCGGCGGCACGTACGCCAGCCGCACAATAATCAACTGCAGCATTAAATCCGTCACCGGCAAAAGGCACGTTGCTGGAATCGACCTTTTTCAACCGCACCGGCGTAGCCAGCTTGGCGCGTAGCTCTGCAACCGTTTCAGCATGGCTATCTACGATGTTCGTGATTTCAGCTTCCAGCTCGGCCGCTCTCTTTCTCAGTCCTTCAATCTCGCCATTTCTGGCGACAAGGTCACTGGCAACGCGCTCGTTTTCTGCTAGCAGGGCGGAGACGTACTCTTGCGAGTAGACCGCATCGCCTTTTGCCTGCGCCATGCTTTCTGCGATAGCCACTACATCCGCGTTCTCTTCGAAGTAGTAACGATCGTGGTGATGTAGTTTCCACGCCACCGGCTTGCTCAGTTCGCTCAGCTTATTGTCCATCTGCCAGCTCCTGTTTTGGCATTAATGCCTGTCGCACACTTGGCTTGTAGTAGTGATGGAACGAGAATGTTAGGCCAAGCTTTGTTGGCCTTTCCTGCCCACCAAGCAACCCAAGGCGAGCGCAAATTGTTGTTGCTGTCCAGCCTGAGTGATAGCCAGCAGCACGCTTCATGACCGTTTCGGCAAGAATGGTTCGGAAGTCAGTGCGACCGAAGTTAGTCCCTTCAAATGCTTTATTAATCAACTCATCGGTCAGATGCGAATCATCAACGATGCTCATAATGCTTTCTCCTGGGCCTCGGCCCTATACAAAACACATTCCCGAATCACAGAACTGCACCAAATCCATCTGCGCACCTTTACCGCCGCTTGGCTTTAGCGGGGCATCGCCCAGTGGAACGCCGTATTTTGTCAGCCATAACCAGGGCCAAGTTTTCTGGATCTCCTTCTCATGGTCGCAAGCGCGCTGGAAGTCCTCTGGCACGTTTTCTTTCATGAATAACCACAAGTCATCGTCGCGGTTCGGGCACATCCAACAGAGAGAGGCGGGTGGGGTTGGCAGGCCATAATCCTCAACGCACTGGATGCACATCTGCTTTGTCAGCATCATCTCGATTAGTGGGTACCGGCGACGCCATTTCCCATCAGTGACCTTCATGCGTCGCGCTGCTTCCTCGATGCTGATGCCCATCCACATATCAACACCGCGCTTTGTGAGATATTTTTCGCCGTACTTTTCATTGAGGAATCGCTGAATTACCTCGCGCTTCCACTTGTCACTACAGAACGCGGGCTTCTTGCCAGTGCACCACCCGTCCTTGTCACGTCCGTTCCGCGTAGAGAAGTATCCAGGCAGTGGTTCGTCTTCGTTTGGCCCAACGATGTCGTAAGTCGCGTAAAGACTTTTCGGAACGATGTGATACTCAACGCCAATCTCATCGCACAGCGCCTTGATATGCTTGGCTTGGTATGCAAAAACGTTGCTTGCTTCGCGCTCGGTGTCCGACATAACGATCACGTCGGGTTTTGGCAAGACGCCTGCATGAATCAGGCAGATCATTGCGTTGCTCTGGGTTCCGCCACCGCTCGAAAGCACATTGAAGCGAGCGGGGTTGTGCTTAAACTGGCGACGCGGAATGAAGGATTTCATGAATCTACCCACGTCCCACCTCCATAACGCTGTCACCCGATTTGACGAAGATGATCCAGTGCGTCTTATCGTTCTTGCCGGTGCGCTGCCAGATAGCCGGCTTTTCATCAGTGAGGGCGATGATCTGGCTAACTGGTATTTGGGTTTCGTTCCATTTGAAAATCAGCACGCCGTGTGGCCGCAACACGCGAAAAGCTTCAGTGAACCCGGCGCGCAGTTCATCGCGCCATGTTTCGCGGTCGAGCTTCCCGTACTTTTTGCCCTGCCAGCCGTTGGGGCCGACGCGCTCCAGGTGCGGCGGATCGAACACGACAACAGGGAAGCTACCGTCTGCAAACGGTAGCGCGGTGAAGTCGGCGATCAGGTCAGGGGAGATAACCAGTTTCCGACCATCGCACAGGGTGTGGCTCTCGCTGCGCTTGTCGCTGAATACAGCGCGCTCGTCCTGTTTGTCGAACCAGAACATGCGGGATCCGCAGCACATGTCGAGAATGCTTTTGCCGTCGAGGCTCAGTTCATTTGCTGGCATCACGCACCTCCCAGCACACGCCAGCCTTAACCAATTTGCGGCAGTGGGTAATGATTTCTCGGCGGGTTACATCACCAAGACGCCACGGCGAATAGAATGGGGATTCGTCAACGGAATCGTAATTTTCCCAGCCTGCAGCATCATGGGCTTTACCAATTCCGTCCCAGTCAGTGGTTTGCAAAATCAGTGCGTCATGAAGCAGATAAAACGCATCGTAGCTGTTAGCCTCACCCCAATAATCAACGGTGGTTACTTGCCACTGGTCGAAATCAAGGCGGAATTCATAGCCCCAACCCATTTCAAATGCATCGGCGGGATATTGGCGTGGCATGAGCGCCATCAGCAGCCGCATCGCCTCGGTGCTGAATTTCTTCTCAATGCGGGCCTTGCGGTTGTCGTATGGGCGCTCTTTCATTTGGCCTCCCGCAGCTGCCGAAACTCATATAGAGCCATGCGAATGCGTTCGCGATCGGCAAAAGATGAATGGAAACAAATTGCCTCAAGGTCGCCGCTATCAATAATTTCAGCGATGTTTGGCGGAAGGATTCGCGCCTTGATAGCTGCAAGTGCTGCGTCAGTGGCTGGGGTTTCATTGAGCGCATAGCAAACGTCATCTGTGCTGCACGGATCGTCTTTCCCACAGAGTTCACAGAAGTGCGTAGATTGGCTATGCGTAGTGATCGCATCCTTCAGCGCCGCATTCTCCACAGCCAGCATCTCAACCCGTTGTGCCAGCGCATCGAGCTCAGCCTTCAAAACTTCATAGTCGGAGAATTTAACGAACTCACCGTGCTCATTTTCGCGGGCAAACGGCGCAAAGCGCGCCGCGTGCATGACGTAATCAGGGTTATATCTCTGAACCATCGGGATTCTCCTTGCTGCTGGTGGAGCGGTATTCATCGAGAATGGCGAGCACATCAAGCTGAGTTCCGGCGGGAAGGATGTAGGCGGTCTGGCCGTCGATTTCACGGACTTCGGCTTGTGCTAAGAGCGTGACGAGCTTGCGGGACTTTGGCGCGCTGAATTTTGGAGCGATAAAGGATTTTGTGACCTTTTTCTTGCCCGCGGCTTTGGCCTTTTCGACGTCGCCAGCCAGTACCTTGCCGGCTTGCTCGCCATGCTCTTTCACTCGCTCAACAGCGGCATCAACGGCAACGGCGCCATCTTTAACAAGCGTCTGAACATCGTGATTTGCCTGGGTGAGGGCAAGCAGCTTATCGACTGTGGCGCGGCTTTTGCCGACCAGCGCGGCGATCTCATCTGGTGACAGGTTGAAGCCTGCGAGCTCTTTTACCACCTGCGATTTCTCGTATGGGGTAAGCGCCAGCTGGCTATTACTGTTCATGATGCGCGCTATGCGCTCCACGTCGCTACCAGTGAAAGGCAGAATGGCTATCCACTCAACGGGCTTTCCCGCGTCACGGCAACGCAAATAGGCGCGGTGCCGGCGGTGGCCCTCAACAATCCAAACGCCGCCTTCATCGCGTGGGCGAACCTCAAGTGGAGGAACCGGCTTTCCTGATGACAGGTGATTGAACAGGTCATCATCAGCGGCCTGTGTGCGCTCATCGTCTACGCGCTTGTTGAAGCCTTCCTGGACGTGAATATCAGCCAGCTTGATGAACATTCCGGAGTCAGTCCGCTTAAGCGTTCCGTTGTTCTTCATCTGCTTGAATGAGTTCGCCATGCATTAACTCCAGACCGCGCCGGCAGTCAGCAGGCACAGGGTAAAAATGAGAAGGTAGAAGAGGTGTTTGCCGTGGTGGCGCTTAGGGGCGAAATCCCCCCCGGTAAGGTCGTACTTGTGCTGAATACGAGCGTTCAGGCTTACCATGCTGGCCTCCGCTGCTGAGTGTGCAGGCGGCGCTGCAGTGTTCTGATGTTCTGGCGGACGACGTACACCGGCGCGCAGGTATCGGCGCAGACGAGGATTCGGACGGACTTATATCTGCCGTCTTCGTAGCGCTGAATGCTCACAGCCTGCTTGGCTACGTCGCGGGTTTTCCCGCAGTGCTCACAGCGTTGGGTAGTGGTTTGCATAACATGTCCTCTCAATGAAATTCACATGGGCAAAGGCGCTGCCTGAGTTGATGCACGCGCTCGGTTTCCCTACGGTTCCAGCACACTGGAGCAGGGCAGCGCCTTTGCTGATGTGAAAAAAAGAGCCCCGGCGAGCGGGGCAAAGGATGTGACAAGGGAAGTGGTACTGAGCAGGCTTGTGATTTCTCACGCACCTGGTGGCGCATCGAACCGGGGCTTTATACTGTGTAGGTTAAAAGAGGAACCGGAACGATACGCCACCAGATAGGTGAGGTATTGGGCTGACCACTCATGAGGTAGGATCCTTCACCGCTTCCAGAATTTAAGGAATCGGGCGAGTGGTCAGCCTAATACGCCGGAATTAACCGGCGATGATAAAACCGACTGCTGACCAGAACGCGACGCAGATGACAACCACGCCCAGCCAGATTTTTTCGTTGAATGTCATGATTGCCTCAGTGCGCCCTGTAGGGCGCGGTGGGTGTTACTCGGGTAATTCTTCGGGAACGGAAGGGCGAACAAAGTCGGCCCAAGCCAGAAAAACGGCGCTCGGTTCGTCCCGCCCGTAGGCGTGCTTAATCACCAACCTGCCGCTATCGTCTGGTTTCAGGTAGTCGTAGTACATGCCGCCTTCTTCGAGATAATCGCGGTAGAATCCGTTTATGCCAAGGAAATCACCGTCTTCACTGACCCAGTTATCAAGCCAGCCTGGAGCGCCTTTAGGAAATTCCCCGCTATCCTTGAATTCAGCCAGTTCATCATCGGTTGCGGCGGTAAGTGCATACCGCATTTCAATAACCCGGCGTTCAATTTTTTCAAGGGTCAAGCTGCATTCGGCCTTACCGTCAGCGCCGAGGCCTCCCCATTTTTGCGAATACTGGTAAAAATCAACCAATCCCCACACCTTAATGTCATCGCCACGCTTAATGTCTGGCGTCTCTGTTGGTTTCTTCCAGATTGTTTCCATCGTTTAACCCTCTGCTGTTTGGCCCCGGCGTGCCGGGGCGCTGATTCATTAAGCCAATGCTTTTTCTGCTGCTTGGATACGCGATGCAGTTCCTGCGTTAGGCTCAATTTCCTGTAAGCGGCGAGCGTCCTCCAGTAACTGGGCGATGATGTCTTTCGTGTCTATTTCTGCTGCTGTGTTTTCTTCTGGCAGAATTGCTTCGCCATCACAGAGCCATTTTTCGCCGTCCCAAGTGTATGAATATTCTTCTTGTTCAAGCGGTGAAGTCCGAACTTTGAAATCAACGTTCGTTTCGCCTCGGTCTCTGCCGTAGTAGGTGGTGTACCCGTCTGCTGGTGAGTCGTATGAATGCCCTTCAGGTTGCTCACAGCTTTCGGCGAGTGAAGATATATCGCCATACGAAACCAGCTTTTCAGCCAATTCTTGGGAGTTGTAATGGCCGGTCAGAATCGGTGAGTGGTGAGATGGGTAGCCGTCCCAGTGGCAGTAGATGCAGTGGTAAACGTCGCCGACTTTAACGTTGATATTTGAACGAGTTGCCATTTTGTTCTTCCTCTCAGTGGTTTTATGCCTACCGCCCCAAACTGGCAGCGGCAGGGTAAATCCACTCGTCGTTTTAAGCTGCTGATGCGTTCGCCGGGCGCTAACCGGTTACTTAGTGATGCTTTACGCCTCCTTTCCCTCACTGCGTCGCCGTGGGAACCCGACCTGTAACACCGTCGTCGCGTGGCTGGCTTGTAGGCCATGAGCCGATTTACTGCTTCATTGGTTTGATCTCCTTTGTTGATAAATCGTCACCCAGTCCTGTCCGCTGCATGCCGTTGGTGCCATACCCCCGTAAGGGCTGGGGACTGCCGGGTACTGAGTTGTGCAGATCTCTCTGCTCAGTGCTGGGTGACTAAACCTGATTGTTAAAGAGCGTCCCGGTGGTTTGGGGTGACGTTGTTGCTGTCGATGGATTGAGTTTAATAAACAATAAACTTTGTCGTCAAGTAAATACTAAACGCAAGGGCGAGATTATTTGATAACCAATTGATTAATTGGAAAATTTAAAACTTCTATTCGATTTTCCGACATGACTAAAGCCGGGAGGGAGCGAGCCTTGAGAGAGCCTTGTGCGAAAGGATGTTATTGATGTTAAGGAGAGCGGCTGCGGAAGGGGGCAAAAAAAAACCGGCGCGCCGGCCGGGTGATTAGGTATGTAAAAACTTAATTATAATTCCAGAGGCTATCCCAATAATGGCTATCATAGAGCCGATTATGGTAAGGGCTTGTAGCCTGAGAGCACTGTGCAAATCAGCTTTTGCATTTGCAACCTCTGTTTTTACAGACGCTACATCACTACCAGTCGCATAGTTTGATTTGATGACCGCAATATCAGTAGCCAACGTAGATAGCTTTTCTTCTAACTTTTTCACGCGTTCAAGCATGTCATCGCCTCCACCGTTGCCATCGCCATGCTTTGTAGTATGGGGGTGTTCTGGCTCTTTTTCAATCGGAGTCGATTTGTTTGGGAACTGATACATTTGAGCCATTATTTTTCTTCTCTAGACGGAGGCACGATGAAAAAACATTCTTTTTTATCAACATCTCTTGTCAAAACATCTAAGTCTGGCCCTTCGTGTAGATCTAATACAACGGTATACATCCCTGGCTTTTCCAACTTCACGCCAGCAAGGAACATTGAAGCCAAAACAATATTTTGCTCTGGTATTGACCGGCTAAACATCAGCGTGTCCATCTTGTTATAATCAGAAAATTCTGGGTCAAGGACTGATTCGCCGTCATAGAATATATCGAGGGATGTTACATATTTGGTTGATTCATCGAAGATAAATCCTGCCGTAACAACAAATGGATATGATTTCCCAAGAGTGACTCCTGTGATTACTAAATCAGGAGGTGGGGGAGCATTACCCCTATCTCCCTCACCGACTAATGATGGGTACAAAAATGAAATTTTCTCTTTGGTGCCTGACATAGCAAACCTACTTTTTGTTAGCCGTGGCGCTTGAAGGCCTGGGATTGGCTGAGCAAAACACGACCAATAACCTTCAATTTATGTTCGTTTTCTTCGGAGATCACCCAATCGATATACTCAGGATTATCAGAGTGGACAAGGAGGTGATCTGGAAGCATCTGAAGTCTTTTCACATGGAGATGGTTTTTGTAGAGAAACACATAGATACCATCCCCACTGAAGTAGTCCTTGCTTACATCAACAAAAATCGCATCACCCAACTCAATCGTGCCAGCCATGCTATCGCCATCAACGGTGATCATCTTTATCTGTGATGCTTGCTTCCCTCCGAACATCTGCACGGCGTGATCATCGGTGTACTCAATAGAGCGTATTGTCTGAACCACTTCGCTATTGATCACTCCTGGCCCGGCGCTTGCCTGAACATCAAGAACCTCGATTTTAAAGTTTGGACTTTCCTGTTCGGCTATTTGTTCATCATTAGTGCCGTCTAGAAATCCTGATGGCATTCCATAACTTTGCTCAAGACGCCTTGCTGCCTTTTCACCAAATGAGGCCTTACCCGTCATGAGTTGTGACAGGTAACTTTTTTCTTTGGCTGGGATCGTTTTCTCTGAGAACCAAGCCTTCAGGCGCTCACGCCGATTTTCTTTCATGTCCATGCGTCCATTTTGCGTAGCAATCACTAAACAAGCAAATGCTTGACGACTGGTTTAGTGTTTAATAAACTTCATTTAACTTATGAGGTGACCTATGCAACTAAAGCAATACATCGATGAATTAGAGCGTGGCGAAGCCAAGAAACTTGCAGAACGTCTTTTCGTTTCAAGTTCTTACTTGTCTCAAATGGCCTCTGGTCGTTGTTCAATCTCTCCAGCGCGCTGCGTAGAAATTGAAGCCGCTACGGATGGCAAGGTTAGTCGGCGTGATCTTCGACCTGACGATTGGCAGAAGATTTGGCCTGAACTAACCGCCGCATAACTTAGGAAAAATTATAAATGGAATCAGTCGCAACAACACGCAACGAAGCTCAGGCGATTCAGAGCGACATCATGAGCCGCATTGCAGCTATCGGGGTGACAAGCCTGGCCGGGGCGATCGGCGTTGATAAATCGCAGGTGAGCCGCTGGCAGAGCAAAGGGGGGCTGGTGGAGAAGGCGAGCCTGCTGCTGGCCGCTACCGGCTTCAAGCGTTCGGAAACCATGCTGACGTTCAGGGGCGAGGAAACCGCAGAACTGGCGCGCGGGTTAATGGCGATGCTGGAGCACATCCGGGAACCAAAGACGGAATAGGGGGCTTTATGGCCTGGGACAAGAAGAAAGCCGAACAGTTGCAGCTGGTCGGCAATCACTTTTCTAACTGGGAGTTCTGCAATGAACAGCCTGATTGTTATCGATATGTCGGCATCTCGTCAAGGGTTGAAAAATGTCCGGCTCGCAAAGCACTGAGCTCGATCGTTATTACACGGACTGGCGGGGCGTGCAGGTTCACGTCATCCGCTGGGATAGGGTTGAGCGCCAGGTCATTTTCACGCGAGAGGGTTATCCGCATGAGTGCATGCAGCCCTTGAGAGGTTCAAAGAGAAATTTAAGCGGGTGGATGTATGAGCATGATCCTGATGGCAACGGCCATGAAAATTAAGGTGGGTAACCCGCTGCGCAAGCTGGTGCTAATCAAAATGGCTGACAACGCCAACGATGACGGCGAATGCTGGCCGTCGTACCAACACATTGCCGATCATTGTGAATGCAGCAAGAGCGCGGTAAAGGCACATATCACGGCATTGATAACTATGGGGTTGCTATCCAAAGAGAACCGCCTTGGTAGCAACAACGGGAAGGGCAACACATCAAATATTTACCAGTTGACCTTGGGTAACCCTGTGTCGTCAGAAAGCACAGCCCCTGTGGCAGGAAAAAGCATAGCCCCTATGCCGTCAAAAAACACAGGTGTGTCAGGAGAAAGCACAGGTGTGGCGTCAGAAAGCATAGCCCCTGTGTCATCTGCTGGCACCCCCTGTGGCAGCACGTGGCACCAGAACCTATCACTAGAACCTAAAGACAATAAATCTTCTTGTCAGGTCGCTACGCAACCCGACGAATCAGACGAGGAGAAGTTTTTATCACGGCATCCAGAAGCTGCCGTGTTCAGTGCCAAGAAAAAAATCTGGGGTAGTGCTGAAGACCTGAAGTGCGCGGAGTGGATCCGGTCACGCATCGTGAAGCTGTATGAGCAAGCTGCCGAAAGCGATGGGGAAGTCGCCAGACCGAAGGAACCTAACTGGACGGACTGGGCAAACGAAATCCGCCTGATGTGCTCTCAGGACGGACGCACACACAAGCAGATTTGTGAGCTGTTCGCGAAGGCAAACCGGGATCCGTTCTGGTGCAAGAACATCCTGAGCCCGTCAAAACTGCGCGAGAAGTGGGATGACCTGACGCTGAAGCTTAGTGCCAACCCAGCCGGCGCATCTGGTGGACACTGGAACACGGCCGAAGCCTGGGGTAACACGCTATGAATAAATTCATGAGTGCCATTCAAAATCGCGATAGTGGCGCCTTGGCGCGGATGATGCCAGGGGAGCCACAGGCGCGGGTAGTCAATGGGAATGCGGAAAAATTGGTTGATCTGCTGTTCACCAACCTCATGCAAGTCTTTCCTGCGGCAAAACAAACAGCGTTGAGCACGTCAGCAGAAGTCGCTGCAGCAAAGCGACAGTGGATTCTGGCATTCGCAGAGAACGGGATCACCTCGGTGGAACAACTGCAAGCTGGCATGCGCATGGCGCGTCAGCAAGAAAGCGACTTCTGGCCGAGCTGTGGGAAGTTCATCGGCTGGTGCAAGACTGGAGCCGCTTTGAATGCCGGCCTGCCATCGGTCGATGAGGTTGAGGCGGAGTTCAAACGCTACAGCGCTAATCGCGGTCACGTCAGCCCTGAGGGTTTCAATTGGTCGGCTCCGGTCATGTACTGGATTGTGATCGACGTTCGTCACCAGATGCTCCAGTACAACCACACCGAAAGTGAGATCCGCAAGTCAATTCAGCAGCACCTCAACCGCTGGGCTAAACGACTGGCTAAGGGCGAGCGCGTGCCAACCCCTGCGCCACAAATCGCTTACAAGCAGAACATCCCAGCACCATCAGAGCTGATGGACAAAGACGGCAAATTTCAGCGCAAAGGTGAAGAGTTGCTGGCTCGCATTCGCGCCAAAAAACAGGGACAACCAACATGAGAGCGATAGTCAAAGCAGCGGTACAGCGCGAACTGGGTATTGCCCTGATCCCGGTTGACGAAAAGCTGGCGTTTCACATGACAGGCCGCGTGATGGTTTCCACGCTGCCGAAAGAGTTCAAAGACGCACCTGAAGGCATCCTACCGGCGGTGGAGCATGAGATCGCCAACGACCCACGGTTACAGGGTTTCTTCACCCATGAGCGCGTCATAGACGCCTGCGGCGGGGTTAACGCGATTGAAGCCTGGGCGACTCAGTTTACGAAATGCCAGTACAGCAAGCACGACCTGCCGGAGACAATTCTGGACACGGAGCGCGTAGGTAATTCGGCCGTTCGCATCTGTCCTGGGTGCTACAAAAAAAGCCTGGGTGTGTCGCCGAAGCTGGAAAAAATCGCCGCCCGCAACACGGCGCGCTGGGTGGTGGCAACGGCAAAACACCGCCTGAAGTCTGAGGGACAGCTGACAATCCCTGAGCTGATGCTGTGGGCCATGCTGTCCGGTGTATTCGACCTGATCCCAGATGACGTCGCGCGCACCGTTACCGATTTACCGGAGCCGAAGGTGATCACCGGCGCACGCAAGGAGTCCGAGATGGACTGCACGCCGGCGGCCACTGCGATTATTTCCAAGCAGGCCCAGAAGTGCTTCAAGGTCGATCCTGAAGTGCCAGGCGCCTTTGTGCTGCGTCCGAAGAAAACCCGCGCCGAAGACAGCAAATATACCCGCTGGGTTAAGACTCGCCCCTGCTGCGGTTGCGGAGCGCGCTCAGACGATCCTCACCACATCATCGGCCACGGGCAGGGCGGAATGGGAACCAAGGCCCATGACTTCTTCACTATCCCGCTGTGCCGTAAATGCCACGACGCATTGCACGAGGATATGGCGGCCTGGGAAGCGGAACATGGAAGCCAGGTTGAACTGCTGTTTGAGTTCCTGGATTTCTCCTTTGGCATCGGTGCTATCGCATGAAGACGTACAAGATAACGCCAATTCCTAAACCACGCATGACACAAAAAGACCGGTGGGCGAAGCGCCCTCCAGTTCTCCGCTACCGGGCATTCTGCGACGAGGTGAAATTGCATCGAATCTCGTTGCCTGAGAGCGGCTATCACGTGACGTTTGTTTTACCCATGCCAGAGAGCTGGAGCAAGAAGAAACGCGCTGAGATGGCCGGGAAACCGCATCAGCAGAAGCCAGACAAGGACAATCTGGAAAAGGCGTTGTTGGATGCCATTTTTGAGGACGACTGCCGCATCTGGGACGGTCGAGTAACAAAGATTTGGGGCGAAGTAGGCCAAATAATTATAGGGGAAATAGCATGAGATTAGAGTCGATTCCAAAATACTTTGCACCGAAATCACCGACCTTTAGCGACTCACCGCGCGCGACGGCTTCGGACTCTTTGACCGGTACAGACGTGATGGCGGCATTCGGGATGTGCCAGGCGCAGGCGGAGTTGGGCCTTTCGGCGTTCATGGGGAAAATGGGTGTCAGCGATGCCGATAAGGTCAAGGCGGTGACATTGCTGGCTGAGAAGGGCATGGCTGAATCTGTTCGCGTGGCGCCACTGAGAAAGCTGCAGGATGAGACAAGAGTTCGCGTTGTTCTGGCACTATCAGTTTTCGCCTTCTTGGATTACTCCCGCAGCGCGTCGAGTGAGGTTGCTTGTGATTGTTGCTCCGGCACCGGATTCATTGAGGCTGAAGTATTCACGAATAAAGTTCACACCCCTTTCCCGGCGAAGGAGATCGTCAAAGCGTCGATCCGGTTTGGCGTGGAGGGTTTCAGACCTTCCGAATATGAAGTGCGCCGGGATCTGAGAGAGGTTGTGCGCGTCAGGTGCAAAAACTGCAACGGGAAAGGCAAGGTATCGACGGCCTGCCGTGATTGCTCTGGAAGAGGTACTGCAGTTGATAAGAAAGAGACAGCAAAGCAGGGTGTGCCGGTCAGAGGAACCTGCAAACGATGCTCAGGCCGTGGGTATGAGCGCATACCAGCGTCACACGCTTACGCAGCCGTGCAGCAGGTCACCGATTCGATTTCCTCGGCGACCTGGGATAAAACCGTGAAGCCATTTTATGACGGTTTAATTCGCATTCTGGAGAGCGAAGAGAGCCACGCGGAGCGGGTATTACAGCGTGTTACTGCATAGTGCATGAAAAAATAGTGCAGTATTTTATCGTGAGCTATTTACTTTTTCCGAAAACTGGGTAATTATCTTCCTAACACTAGAAATCCGTCTGATTGTTAAGGTGGATTCAAAAATTTCAAAGGCTGCCTTCGGGTGGCCTTTTTGCATTTCAGCCCCAGCCAACGGACGACACACACGGCACCCTCTTACCGGCAGCGTTTACGGCTGGTGGCTGATCCCCACATTTTGGAGTTAACGATGAAATTTTCCGATTTACGCACCGAGACAAAAGAGCACGCGCGTGCAGCACTTAGCGCTGTCATCGCCAAAGGCTCAGTAAGTTCAGACAATGCAAAGCTGGCAGGTAAAACCGTTGCTGCTGCGTTTATTGCTATGGAGCAATACGAAAGCGAGACAGTCGATCAGCCGACGCTCATTGGTTGTGATGGGAAAGTGAGCATCTGCATCACCACCAAACCGTAAGGCTGCCATAGGCGGCCTTTTTTATTTCATGAGCGCCAACCGCCCGGCGGGAGGTAAGGATGACACGAATGCTAATCAGAGCAGCCGATGGAGCCGTGCACACTGGTAGCGCAGTGTCATTCGTCCTCGGCATCATTAATTATTTCTCACAGAGCGAATGGATCATTCTTGGCGTCATCTTCGGCATGTTCTGCTCTGCGTTTGGTATTGCCCTCGGTACTTACTTTCGCTGCCGGCGCGAGCGGCTTCTGCGTGACTGGATTAAAAAACGCACTGAGACGATCGACACGGAAGAACTTGAAATGCTGGAGCGTGAGTGATGGGGAACAAATCAAAACTCAGCGCTGTAATGTTGGCGCTGATCGCCGCCGGCGCATCGGCCCCGGTGATGATGTCGCAGTTTCAGGAAGAAAAAGAAGGTCAGCGCCTGACTGCATACCAGGACGGTGTCGGCATCTGGACAATTTGCGGCGGCGTGACGATGGTCAACGGCCAGAAGGTTGTGAAGGGCCAGCGCCTGACCGCTGAGCAGTGCAAGCAGATTGACGCAGCGGAGCAGAAAAAGGCGCTCGACTGGGTAGACCGCAACGTCAAGGTAACGCTGACCGAACCGCAAAAAGTCGGGATCGCTTCTTTCTGCCCCTGGAACATCGGCCCCGGCAAGTGCTTCACCTCCACATTTTACAAAAAGCTTAACGCCGGTGACCGCATCGGCGCCTGTCGAGAAATCCGCCGTTGGATATACGACGCTGGCCGAGATTGTCGTATTCGCTCCAATAATTGCTACGGACAGATTCTGCGGCGCGATCAAGAGGCCGAGCTGGCGTGCTGGGGATTGGACAAATGAGCACCTGGCCCTCAAAACTGGCCGGCGGGGGAATGTTGCTCCTGCTGGTGGCGTCAATCTGCCTGGGTGGCTACAGCTCGCTGTTGTCGCACCGGTTGGACCTGGCACGGCAGCAGGCCGCAGAACAGCAGAAGACGCTGGCGCAACAGGCAGGACTGATCACCACACTGCGCGCGGATGACGCCCGTAATCGCGCAATGATGGCTGAACAGCAACGGAGAGAGCAGCAGCTGCGCCAGCAGGGCGAAAACTACCAGAGGAAATATCAGGATGCCATTAAAAATGACGAGTGCGCCCGCCGCACTGCTCCTGGTGCTGTTCTTGGCCTCCTGCGCGGAACGGACACCGCCGCCGCCGGCGCCGCTCGTGCTGCTTCCCCCTGAGTCGGTGTTCACCCCCTGTGAGCAACCAAAGCTGCAGGGTGAAACCTGGGGCGACATTGGCAGCCATGCGCTGGCACTGCAAACAGCCTTATCAATCTGCGCGGGCCAGGTGGCCACGCTGAACCAATGGCGGGCAGCCGCCGGGAGAAAACAATGAGCGACGCTAAGCCGCAAGATAGCAGCACTGTGAAGGGATACCGCACCTTGACCGCCGACGATATCGCGCAAATGAATGACCTGAAAGACATCAGTCGTAATTTTTGCGAGCAACTCGAACTTGAACGCACACACCTCTCGCTGGAGCTTGTAGAGGTTGGCTCCCCGGAGGAGAGCGATCGCAGTGAGGCTTGCGCTGTCTTGCTATCGCCCGCACCAAGATGCAGGAAGCCTGCATGTGGGCCTGTCGCGCGGTTGCCCGACCGGACGCGGATTGCTAACACCATCAGCATTACAGGTGGCATTCACTGAGTGCTATCAACCTGTTGCTAAAGTGGACTAATAGATCGTGGATTTACTTTCACCGTGCATTTCTCATGGATATAATGCCTTGGCCATTTGGCAACATAAAAGGTGCGACATGAAAAACGGTATCTATTTCGTTACATTCAGAAGCAATAACAATGATGTTGGTCAAGGGACTGTAGTTGTTAAAGACAACTCCATTAACGGTGGGGATTTTGGTTTCACCTACCAAGGTCATATCCAAGGAAATAAATTGGATTTGCATGTATCACAGCATAACCCTCAGGCAGTTAATGTTATCCAAGGTGTAAATAATTACACCATGGAAATGGTGATTGGAGAGGAAGGCGGTGGCTATGTGTTGACTGGTGCTGTCAAAGGAATTCCTCAAGCACAGCTAAAGGTTATTGCTAAGTTTATTGGCGATTTAGTTTAATTCCTTCAGATCTTGCATAACCCGCTTCGGCGGGTTTTTTATTGGGGGTGAGGATGGCGGGTTTAAAAGAGCTGTCGGCTCAACTCCAGAGCGTACGTAAGCAAATCCCGTTTGCTACGGCGCAGGCACTGACAAGCGTCGCCCGAAAGATAGAGGCAGCGGAGAAAACCGCGTTTAAGCGGCATCTGGAAAACCCCACACCGTTTACGGTCAACTCGGTTAAATCGTTCGGCGCCCGGAAAAGCAACCTGAAGGCCAAGGTGTTCGTGATGGACACTGCCGCGAGCTATCTGGAGCCATTCGAATTCGGCGGCCAGCATAAGCTGAACAGCCAGGCGCTGCTGAACCCCAAGAACATCAAACTGAACAAATACGGCAACCTGACGCGCAACAAAATGGCGCAGTTGAAGGCTAAGGATGACGTGTTCATTGGTGAAATCGACGGCACCAACGGCGTCTGGCAGCGGCGTAAAGCCAAGAAAGGGAAGAAGGGCAAAAAACGGCGCAAACGCTCTGCGAACGGTACACGTCAGCCACGCATGAAGATGCCGGCCCCGAAGTTGCTGATCCAGTTCGGTGATGCTCTGCCAGTGAAACCGACGCTGGGCTATTTCGACCGTGCTCAGGCTATGGCCAACGCCCTGATGCCGACTGAGCTGAGCAGGGCTATGGCAGAGGCGATGCGAACAGCAAAATGATAAGGGAGGACCATCATGGGCATGAAGGAACCAACCCCGCCACCTTATAAGCCGGGTGATGTAGTTGTGCGACCAGCACCACCACCTCCGCCGCCGAAGGCATTCGCAGCAAGCCTTCCGACACCAAGCCAAGAGCAGACCACGGCACATTATCACTGTCATGATCTAATTCTTCCCGGCGACGTGGCGACCTACGTGGTGAGGTTCAAAAAAATTTGAACCGCGCACCTCCCTGGGGGCTCCAGAAAAAAATGGGTCCTTCCTGGCACTTTTTTATCTCACGGGCATTGCGCGCCGCGTTCTGCGTCTAGCTATGAACTTTTGAAATTTGGGTAACAGGTAACACCTGAGGTAACAGATGAACCAGTCAGATTTTGCCAAACTTCACGGCGTCAGCCGAAAGACGGTAACGACCTGGAAGGCCCGCGGCTGGCTGGTTCTGGCCGGAGACGACATTGACGTTGAAGCGTCGAATGCGAACATCGAGCGCTTCCGAAAAACTGTTACCCGACCAGAGAAAAAACCGGCAGGTAACAAGCAGGGTAACAAAACAGGTAACAGATCCTCGGGTAACAAGTCAGGTAACAAAAACGATAAGGATCTGGCCGAGTCTCCGACGAAAACCGTTGAGCGGATGATCGCCGAGCACGGCGTGACGATGACGCTTGATGAAGCGCGCCAGATGAAAGAAAACTTCCTCGCGTTGCTTACCCAGCTCGAGTACGACATTAAATCCGGGCAGGTGCTGCCGTACAAAGACATGATCGAGGCCGTAGGTAATGAATACGCCCGCATGCGCACCCGTCTCATTGCGATTGCTCCTGAACATGGCCCCCGGTTACGGGTGCTGGCTTCTACCACCAACGACGCGGAGTTTGTCCAGGCACTGCAGGAGGTGGTTTACGAGGCGATGGAGGAATTGAGCCTTGATGCAGATAACAACCGAGGAGAGAACTAACGCTGCAGCCTGGCAGAATTTCACCGGGGAGCTGCGCCAGCGTCGCTCCGATGTTCGCCCGCCCGAACCGCTGTCACTGAGCGAATGGGCTAATAAATACGCGGTGCTCTCGAAAGAAACCAGTGCGCAAACGGGCCGATTCCGGTCTTTCGCGTACCAGGATGGCATGATGGATGCCATTACTGATCCGGCGGTGACGCAGGTGTCGGTGATGAAGTCGGCGCGCGTCGGCTACACCAAAATCCTTGACCACGTTGTCGGCTATTACCTGGCGCATGACCCGTCGCCGATCCTCATTGTTCAACCGCGTGTTGAAGATGCCGAAGATTACAGTAAAACCGAGATCGCGCCGATGTTGCGTGATACTCCGGTGCTGGCGGAAATCTGTGGTGATCCCAAGGCCAAGGACAGTAATCAGACCATCCTCAAAAAGACCTTTGCCAACGGCGCCAATTTGACGCTGGTGGGGGCAAATAGCCCCGGCGGTTTCCGCCGTATTACATGCCGGATCATCTTGTTTGACGAAGTTGACGGTTATCCGTCCGGCGGCGCCGGGGTGGAAGGTGATCAGATTGCACTGGGCATTAAGCGTTCCGAAACATTCTGGAACCGCAAAATTGCCCTGGGTTCGACGCCAACGGTGAAAGGCACCAGCCGGATTGAAAAGGCGTATGAGGAAAGCGATCAGCGCCGCTATTACGTCCCGTGTCCGCACTGCGGTGAATTTCAGGTACTGGAGTGGGGCGGCCCTGAGACGCCATACGGCATCAAGTGGGACAAGGATGAAAATGGAGAAGGCATCCCCGAATCGGCATATTACGTCTGCCGGCATAATGGTTGCGTGATCCACCATAACGAAAAGTCGGGCATGGTGAAGCGTGGCGAATGGCGCGCAACCAAACCATTTAAAGGGCATGCGGGTTTTCACATTTGGGCGGGTTACAGCCTATTCCCGAACGCAGCCTGGAAGTATCTGGTGGCTGAGTGGCTACGGGTGAAAAACGATCCGCTCATGCGTCAGACCTTTATCAACCTGGTGCTTGGCGAGCCGTATGAAGACCGCGGCGAAAAAGCGCTGAGCGAGAAACGCTTGCTGGAACGCTGTGAAGTCTATGCAGCAGAAGTGCCTGACGGCGTGGCGGTATTAACGGCCGGCATCGATACCCAGGATGGTCGCTTTGAAATTGAGGTGACGGGCTGGGGACGTAATGAGGAGAGCTGGTCGATTGCCTTCGACGTGATTGAGGGCGATCTGGAAACCAACGAACCGTGGCAACGCCTCGATGCGTATCTCAAGCAGGTCTGGCGCCGGGCTGACGGGCGTGGATTCACGATCATGGCGGCCTGCATGGACTCCGGTGGTCACCACACCCAGAAAGTTTACGAGTTTGCCAAAGAGCGCCTTGGCCGCCGAATTTGGGCGATCAAGGGCGAATCGGCGCGCGGTGGTAAACGTTCGCCGGTTTGGCCGACGAAAAAGCCAACGTCCAAGTCGAAGGCCAGTTTCAAACCAATCATCATTGGGGTAAATGCGGCCAAGGATACCATCCGCGGGCGACTGCATATCGATCCGCCTGCACCGGGTGAGCCTGCAGCCAGTTTCATGCATTTTCCGGCAGACCGTGACCTGAACTATTTCAGCCAGTTGCTGGCAGAACGTTCGGTGTTGAAGGTGTCCGGCGGCCAGCGTTACCGAGTTTGGGAGCAGCTTCCAGGCAGGGCAAACGAAGCGCTGGACTGCAGGGTGTACAGCTATGCAGCCCTGTGCGGCTTGTTTTATCTCGGTTTAAAGCTGAATCTTCTGGCGGACAACATCGCGATCAATCCCGATCGCCTGTTGCCGGCGCCGCCGCAGCCGGAGGAAAAACAAAATCTTAGACTGCCTGGCGTCATCATTGAAGAGCCGGAAAAACCGAAGCGCAAGCGCCTGTCACAACTTTTGCCATCATAAGGATCCCTATGTTTAACCGTAACACCAGCCTGTTGGCCGGTGCGATGACGCCTGCGCAATTGCAGGACGCATTGGCAAAGGCGCAACAGGCCTATATTGACCTCGCAGCCGGCGCGCGCGGTGTGTCGTTCTCGTACACTCAAGGTGATGGCACGCGTTCTGTTTCTTATCAACAATCCTCAATGGCGGACCTGATGGCACTGATCCAGTTGCTGCAGGCGCAGTTGGGTATTGTTCCCCGCCCACGTCGGCCAATGAGGTTTAGATTCTGATGAATGACATCAAAATTTTAGGCCCGAATGGGCAGCCGCTACCGCCGATGCGGTCAAAGGTATCCATGCTGGTGGGCGGCAACCGTGTGCCTTACGATGCGGCGGATTCATTTAGCGACCAGTTGGCCAACTGGCAGCCTGCGTTATGGTCACCCGACAATGAGATCAATATCTACCGTGATCGCATTGTTTCCCGTGTGCGAGATCTTGCGCGCAATGATGGTTGGGCCAGCGGTAGCATTACCCGCGTGCTGGATAACGCCGTCGGCGCCAACTTTCGTCCGATCCTCAAGCCTGACTACCGCATGTTGGCCTTGATGACCGGTAATACAGCCTTCGACGCCACCTGGGCAGATGAATATGGCAAGGTGGTTGAGGCTCACTGGCGGTCATGGGCTAATGATCCGGGACGTTATTGCGATGTTGAGCGCAAACAAACGGTGTCTCAAATGTTGCGCTTGGGTTTTCGGCACAAGCTGCTTGATGGTGATGCGTTGGCGGTGCTGCAATACCGGCCCGACAGACTGGGGCGTGGGCGCGGCCGCTATGCCACAACGGTGCAAATCGTCGATCCGGACCGGTTGAGTAACCCGCAGCAAAACTTCGATATGCCTAACGTTCGCGGTGGTGTTGAAATTGACGGTGATGGCGCGCCAATCGCATATCACATCCGCGAAGCACATATCGGCGATTGGTGGAGCGGCGCCAAGACGATGACGTGGCGGCGCATCCCGCGGGAAACAAGCTGGGGCCGTCCGCATGTGGTCCATGATTATGATCATGAACGGGGCGCACAACACCGAGGAAATGGGATTTTAACGCCGGTTGTTCAGCGGCTGAAAATGCTCATCAAGTATGACCAGTCGGAGCTTGAAGCAGCGATCCTGAACGCCGTATTTGGAGCCTACATTACCTCCCCCTATGATCCGCAGATGGTTGAGGCGGCGATGGGGGAAAACTTTGACGATACTCAGATCGGTGCTTATCAAGAAGGGCGCGTTGATTTTCACAATGATCGCCGCATATCGCTGCAAAATGGCGCGAGAATGCCGATATTGTACCCCGGTGAGGATGTAAAGGCAGTTAATGCTGCCCGTCCTCACAGCAATTTTGAAGTTTTTGAAAGCGCAGCGCTGCGCAATATCGCCGCGGCAACGGGCCTGTCAACACAGCAGGTCACGCAAGATTGGTCAGATGTTAACTACAGCTCAGCACGCTCTGCGATGCTGGAGGCCTGGAAGACACTGACCCGCCGGCGCGATGATTTTTCTGTGGGGTTCGCCCAGCCGATCCTGTCCGCTTTTATTGAAGAAATCCACGATACGGAAGACTTACCGCTGCCCAGTGGTGCACCGCACTTTCTGGACGCCAGGGCGGCGTATTGCCGTGCTCGCTGGATGGGGCCAGGTCGTGGCTGGGTGGACCCGGTGGCGGAGAAGAAAGGCGCCATTCTGGGTATGGATGCCGGGCTTTCAACGCTTGAAATGGAATCGGCAGAAAACGCCGGCGAGGACTGGGAAGAAATGCTGGACCAGCGTGCGCGTGAGATTGCCGCCTTCAAAGAGCGGGGGCTCCCTGTTCCGAGCTGGGCACAGGCTGAAATCCTGGCACCTGAAACAATTAGAGATCCGGAGGCAGAGTGAATTTACCGCACCTGGCGCAGCGGCTGTTTAACACGCCGCTGGCGCTGCACCCGCAAAAGGCCGAAGTGGTCATGGCTGCCATGATGGACCGGTTCGGGATAACCCGCATCAACACGCTGGCATCTGACTGGCTGGGGGATGATGAAAGTTTTACCCGAAAGGCACGTAAACAGGACGCCGGCTATGACGTGGTTGGCGGTATCGCGGTGATCCCCGTGCAGGGGACATTGGTTCAGAAGTTGGGCAGTCTGCGACCCTACAGCGGTATGACGGGCTACGACGGGATCAGGCAGTCGTTCCTGACCGCGATCAGTGACCCCGAAGTAAGCGGAATCTGCCTCGATATCGATTCTCCCGGCGGTGAGGTAGCCGGCTGTTTCGATCTGGTGGATGAAATTTATCACGCCCGCGGTTCAAAACCGATCCACGCCATCCTTACCGAAAATGCGTATTCCGCAGCGTATGCCATCGCCAGCGCGGCAGATCGCATTCATGTACCGCGCACCGGTGGTGTCGGTTCGGTCGGGGTGATCGTCATTCATTGTGACTGGTCACAGCGAATTAAAGAAGACGGCCTGGCGGTCACCATCATCACCTACGGTGACCGCAAAGCCGAGAGCAACCCCTACGTCAAATTGAGCGATCAGGCCCGCGCCGCGATTCAGGATGATGTAGATGCGATGGGTAGGCTTTTTGTCAGTACGGTAGCCCGTAACCGGGGGATCACTGAAAAAACTATCCGTAACACCCAGGCTGCCTGTTTCCTGGCGGCTGATGGTGTCAAGTTGGGGCTTGCCGATGCGGTGATACCCCCTGATGCCGCATTCCGAAAATTAATCAATGAAGCAGGAGCTTAACGTATGTCTTATTTAAAGTTTGCCCATCTTCTCGGCCTCAAGAAAAATGCGTCTGAGGAAGAGGACGACGACAAAGAAAAAAGTAAAAAAGCGAAATCCCGTCGCGCGGAAGAGGAGCGCGATGATGAGGAGGACGCTGAAGACGATGACGATCACGAAGACATGGAAGACGACGACGATCGTGAACCTGACGCCGAGGACGACGATGACGACAAGGAAAAAGGCAAAAAGGCGAAATCCCGTCGTGCTGAAGAAGACGACGAAGACGCGGAAGAGGATGAAAACCGCGATGTGAAAAAAGGTCGCCGGGCAGAGCGGAAACGTTGCGCCGCCATTTTTGGCAGTAAGCATGCCGCCAGCCGTCCGGACATGGCCGCTCACCTGGCTTTTAATACCCGGATGAGTGCGCGTGAAGCCATTGACACGCTGGCGACGGTGGGCACCGTCGCCCCGCAGCCTCAAGGTAGAAAATCGTTGGATGCCCGGATGCGTGAATCTGAGCAGGCACGATTGGGACCCGACGGCGATAAGCCTGCAACGGGTAAAAATGCGCTGGTAAGCAAAATGACCAGTCTCTATGACACTGCACGAGGTAACAAGTAATGGACCAGTTTGGACAAAATCAATTCGCACCGGGCATGGAAAGTTCGCTGTTCGTACCCGATCAGCTGGTTTCCGGCCCGTTACAACTGGTCACTGACTCTGTCACGATCGGTGTTTCAGGGGCGCTTAAACGTGGGACGGTACTCGGCGTGGTCACAGCGACCGGCGCGTATATCCCGAGCAAAAAAGATGCCACCGACGGCAGTGAAAAGCCGTCCGCCATTTTGGTCGATAACGTGGACACTACCACTACAGCGCAAACTGGCGGTGTGTATCTGATGGGTGAGTTTAACCAGCATCGCCTGATCTTCGACGCGACCTGGACTATTGCTGAACTGAAAGCGCAATTCCGCCCGCTGGCTATCTTCCTGCGCGATAGCATCCAGTCGCCAGTATCCTGATCTAACCCTTTTGAAACGTAACTGATGCCAGTTCTTTGGCAGGGTTGCACTCGTCCTGAATTCTGGCCGGCTACGGTGCCGGCATCATAAAGAGACTGAATATGGAAAACATTTTTGATACCAGCGTGCTGGTCCAGGTCGTCCCTAACCTGAAAACCAGCCAAAACTGGCTTCTGGATCGCTTCTTCCCGAACGTGGTGACTTACGAGACGGAAGAGGTTGCCATCGATGTGGACGTTGGTCTGCGTCGTATGGCGCCATTCGTGTCGCCGCTGGTGGAAGGTAAACTGGTCGAGAGCCGTAAATACCAGACCAATACCTTCAAGCCTGCATATATCAAAGACAAGCGCGCGCCGGATCTGCGCAAACCGATTCGCCGACAGATCGGCGAACGCATCGGCGGCGAATTTACCGCAGCAGAGCGCGAAATGCTGAACCTGCAGTTCGAGATGGCAGATCAGATTGACATGATTAACCGCCGTCTTGAATGGATGGCCAGCAGTGCCATGGTGTCAGGGAAAGTGACCGTGAACGGGGAAGGTTATGAAACCAAGGTGGTGGATTTTGGCCGTTCACCGGATCTGACCATTACCCTCAGTGGCAGTGATAAATGGCCGCTAACGGTCGCCGCCGGTGCGACCAACACGCAGCCATCGGATGATATTGAAGAATGGCAGACCCTGATCCTCAAAAATTCCGGCGCGGTACCGACGGACCTAATCTTCACTAACAAGGCGTGGAAAGCGTTCCGGCTGGATACCACGATCAAGGATAACGCCATCACCTTCCCGGCTCTGAGCCCATTCGGCAATCAGATTAATGCCGGTGCGCAGGTGCAGAAAGGGGCCGTTTATAAAGGCCGCTGGGGCAACTTCGACCTGTGGCTGTATAACGACTGGTTCATTGACCCGCTGGACAATGTCGAAAAACCGATGATCCCTGATGGTGCCGTCATTATGTCTGGCGCTGATCTGATGGGGACTCGTGCGTTTGGCGTGATCCTCGATCCTGCTTTCAACTATGGCCCTCTGGCCTATGCCCCTAAGACCTGGGTGAAAGAAGATCCGGCGCAACGCCTGCTGATGATGCAGTCAGCTCCGTTGGTTATCCCAAGCCGGGTAAATGCTGCACTCTGCGCGACGGTGGTGTGATATGGCATCGAAAAAACAGCAAGGTAACGAACTGGGCGGCTTGCCGCCCGAGTTAATGGTAGGTGAACAGGAAAACGGCGAAGAGTTGAAAGTTGGCGGCCGGGCGCCAGAAAATTCTACCGAGACCGAGACCGAGACCGAGACCGAGACCGAGACCGAGACCGAGACCGAGACCGAGACCGAGACCGAGACCGACGATGATGACGATCAGGACGGTGAACAGCTGCCGGCCGGCATGGTTTCAGTGGTTGTCACCAAAGGTAACACGGTGCGGCACGATGGCTGCGACTATCCAGAAAACCGGGCTTTCATGTTGCCGGTAGCAGATGCACAGCGGCTGATTGGCCTGGGTGTGGTTGCTGATGTTGAACAGCTCCGCAAGTTGGCGTTGCTTCGCAGTGCGCCGGCCGTATCTGTGCAATCGGGGGAATAATGGGAATCAACTGGGATCAGCATTTGCTGGCGCCGTTGCACGGCGTTTTTGGTGACCCGGTTGAGTATCGCCCTGGCGGTGGCGCGGAGCCTTACATCATTAGCGGCATATTCGATCGGGCCTATACGCAAGAGGTTGAGCCGCTGGACGATGGCAGCACTATTAACACCACCAAGCCTGTGCTGGGTGTGCGTGATAGTCAGTTCCGGGCGCCGCCTAAACAGGGTGACCGGGTATTGGTCGGCATCGTTGGTGGGGTGCCGGTCAATACGCTATTTGCCGTTGCGGATGTTCAACCTGATAGCCACGGGGGGACGAAGCTTATTCTCAGCAAGGTGAAATTATGAACCCGAGAGGAGTCCGGTTGCTGGTCATTGAGGCGTTGAAGAATAAGACCGATGCCGCCGATCGGGTTTATTCACCTCGGGACTGGCCCACCACTGCGGATATGTATCCTGTTCTCCTGGTGCAGACACCGATCGACGTGAAGAATTCGCTGGGGCGGAATGTGCCCCAGTTCAACACGGTGACCACGGTCCGTATCACCGGCCGTCTGCAGGAATTGGACGATGCGGCGGAGAACAACGGGGCAGAAAAAGCCGAAGAAGCGCTGGAGCAGCTACGCGAGCAGGTAGAGCGCGCGGTCATCAATAGCTATGAACTGACGCGAAAAATTCAGCAGTTTCTGCAGGTGCGTTCGACCATTGATGTGGACGCTGGCGGCGAAGGGCATACCGCCCAGCTACTGATGGAACTGGATATCGAATACTACCAGGGCCCCGAAGAGTTTTATGAAATTGACGCTTCTCCGCTTGAGGGAATGGACGTCACGATCTCCATGCCGGATGGCACCCCTGAACCACTCGTAAAAATCGATCTGGAGTAATCCTATGTTTGTGAAACCCGTACCGGGGCGCATTGTGCGCGATCCGGTCAAGGGCACCTTTTTGCCGGAATCCGGTGAACAGGTTCCCGATAATATTTTTTGGGGGCGCCGCCTGAAGGATGGCGATGTACAAAAATTCGACCCTAGCGCATTGGCTAAGCCGGTGGCGGGGAAGAAAAGCCAGGAGAGTGATCAATGACCGTTCCATTTACTCGCATCCCGTCAAACACGCGCGCGCCGTTTTTCTACGCCGAGTTTGATAACTCGATGGCGAACACCGCGACCGCGGTACAGCGCACGCTGCTGATCGGGCAGATGCTATCAACGGCAACGGCAACGCCAGGCATCCCGCAGAAAGTTTCTTCTGAATCGGCGGTGGCAGGCATCTGCGGCAACGGTTCCATGTTGCACAACATGATGGCGGCGTATCTGGCCAACGACATTTCTGCGGAAATCTGGATCCTGCCGTTATCGGATGGCACCACTGGAACAGCAGCGGCAGCCGGTAAATTACAGGTGGTGACAGCGGCGGCTGCGACCGGCGTTTTGTCGCTCTACATTGCCGGTATGCGCGTTCAGCTCACGGTCGTCAGTACCGATGATAAGGTTGCCGTGGCCGCGGCGATTACAGCGGCGATCAACGGTCAAAGCAAGCTGCCGGTTACTGCTGTCGTGGATACAACAGCCACTGATACGGTGAACCTGACGGCTAAAAATAAAGGTGCGCACGGTAACAGCATCGATATTCGCCTCAATTATCAGGGCGCCGCCGGCGGTGAGGAAACCCCGCAGGGCATGGAGTTGAAGGTAACGCCAATGGCCGGCGGTGCCGGTGCGCCGTCTCTGACTGATCCGCTGGGTAATCTGCAAGATCGCGCATTTGACTTCATCGTCAACCCCTACACGGACACCACGTCGCTGGATGCCGTGAAAGAGTTCCTGTCAGATGCTACCGGCCGTTGGTCTTACGCACAGCAGCTCTATGGTCATTCATTCGGCGCGCTGGCGGGCACGTATGGTTCCTTGTCCGCCGCCGGCGAAGCACGCAATAACCAGCATGAGACGCTGCTGGGGATCAATGGCTCACCGACGCCCGCTTATCTTTGGGCGGCAGCGTTGACCGGGGCGATTGCGCCGAGCCTGCGGAACGATCCGGGCCGTCCAACGCAGACGTTGACGATCAGTGGTGTACTGGCTCCGCCGCTGGAATCCCGCTTCATGCTGACCGAGCGCAATAATCTGCTGTACAGCGGTATCTCAACGTTTACGGTCGCTGATGATGGTTCTGTGCAGGTTGAAAAGACCATCACCACCTACCAGAAGAACAAGTTCGGCGATGCAGATGACAGCTACCTGAATATTGAGACGCTTTATCTGCTGATGTTCGTGACCCGTTTCCTGCGCACGCAAATCACTTCCAAGTTCGGCCGTATGAAGCTGGCCAACGACGGCACTCGCTTTGCGCCAGGCTCCGCGATTGTGACGCCAAATGTGATCCGCGCGGAGCTGATCGCCCAGTATCGCACGCTGGAATATAACGGCTATGTGCAGGATGCCGCGGCATTCGCGCAGACACTGCTGGTGGAGCGTAACAGCAGCAATACCAAACGGATCGATGTGTTGTGGACGGGCACGCTGATCGACCAACTGGAAATTTTCGCACTACTCAATCAATGGCGACGCGCGCAGACCGCGGCCTAAGGGGGATTCATGGGAGATACAACTAACCGCCTGGCCGGGACCGCGTACGTTACCATCGACGGTGTAACGGTCATGGTTGCCGGCCAGTTCAAATACAGCCCCGGTAAAGTGGAGCGCTCCACGTTGACCGGGATGGATACGGTGCACGGTTACAAAGAAAAGCCGCGGGCGCCTTTTATTTCCTACCAGGCGCGTGACAGCGGCGGAACGTCGATCGCTAAAATCAACGATTCCACCAACGTCACGGTGGTCGTTGAGCTGGCCAACGGCAAAACAGTGATCGGCGAAAACATGTGGTCCGTGAATACGCAGGATGTTGATAGCGAAGAAGCGGTGTTTGATGTTCGCTGGGAAGGCGGCTCGGTAACGGAGTATTGATATGGCAGTGCTTGATAAAACTAAAACGATCGTACTCAGTAAAGCGCTGGAGATGGGCAACACCCGCTACGAGAGCCTCGAACTGAAAGAACCTGCCCTGGCTGAGGTTGAGCAGTTCTATGAAACGCAGCGCAGCAAGAATGGCATGGCAGCCATGAAGCTGCTGCTGGCGTTGAACTCGGGCGTAACTGAAAAAGTGTTGAGTGGCATGGCTTACACCGATTACAGGAAGTGTGAGGACTACTTGATGTCTTTTTTGACCTTCGATCCCTCGGCGGATGGCAGCAACTAGCTGCTGAGGTGACGAAGTATTACGGGTGGGGGCCGCAGGATGCGTGGTCCCTGACCCGTACCCGGTTGGATTTTTGGGCCGATCAGGCCCGTCGGATAGAAAAGCTTAAGGCGGGCAAGTAATGGCCAACTCATTCGACTTTGAGCTGACGGCTAATGATGAGGCGTCAGCCGCAATTCTGCGGATTGAGGAAATTGTAAAGCACCTCAATCCACTGTTGGACAGAACGCGCGATGCGTTGGCGTTGGGCGGTCAGGAATCCAGAGATAACCTGGACGATTTGGGCAGCCGTTTTGATGTGCTGGCTAAAAATGCCAGAAGCGGCGTCCAGTTCATCGGCGATTTGGTCCCGCCGCTTAAAATGGTCGGTGGATTAACCCTCGGACTGGGTGGCGCAGCAGCGGTCGTCAACGTTGTTAAAAACAACCTGACAAATTTTGCCAACGCCGGCTACCGGATCGATACCGTTGCAAAAAACGTCAGCATGACGGCGGACGCGTTTCAGGAACTGACTGGCGCCATGATTGAAAACGGCAGCGCGCGTGAGGCTGCGGAAGGTTCGGTCAGTGAGTTGTTTGAAAAGGCGAATGATGCTGTACACGGCCGTAATGATGGCTTTCTCGCCTTGCTGAAACAGCGAGGGATAGGGATCAGCGAAACCAAGGATGGCCTGGCTGATGTAGGCAAGCTGATTAACGATCTCAACCGCGCCATGCAATCACTCCCTGCTGGACAGCAGGCCCTGTTTGCCAACAAATTGGGCCTTTCGCCCGATCTTCTCAGCTATCTGCGTAACACGACCAGTGAAGTGCAACGGCTCAAGGATCAGGCCCGCCGGGATGGCCTGATATTTACCGAGAAGGATCTGCAGAATGCCCTGGCGTTCAAGCAGCAGCTGAACCAGATAGGTGCTGCCTACGACGGCATGCTGATGAAAGGGCAGGCCTGGCTGGGCCAGTCGGAAACCTTGGCCGCTTCGGTAGACCAACTCAAGCAGGTCGTCACCAATGGTCTTGACAGTACGGCTATCGGTTCGATCCTGACGTTTAACAGCGGCGGGAAACAGGCCGATGTTTTGCGGCAGGCTCAAGGCGACGAGAAATTTAAAGACACGCTGTCATGGAAAGAAAAGCTGGATTTAAAACTGGGCTATGCGTCAGAAGACCTGATCAAGAAACTGAACGGCTATTATAAGCCCGTATGGCGCGCCGACCAGCTGAGAGCCGATACCGAGAAAATTTCAGGTTACCCGGCGCAGGCTGAAAATGGGGCGATGTTGCCGTATGGCCAGCCGGGGAATAATGCACTCGGGCTGCGCAACAATAATCCGGGCAATCTGCGTTCAGCACCGAATGCGACCGGTCGAAACGGCGGCTTTGTCACGTTCGAAAATCCCAATGATGGGCTGGCGGCGCTTTCTAGGCAGCTGATGCTGTTCGGCGATCGCGGCAAAAACACGTTGAACAGCATCATCCCGACGTATGCGCCATCCAGTGAAAACAACGCGCAGGCCTATATTGATGCCCTAGCTAAACAGACCGGTTTTAACCCCTCGGAACCGCTAGATCTGCATTCGCCGGCGGTGCTTGAAAAGCTTATCCCGGCCATCATCAAGCATGAAAACGGCGCCCAGCCATACAGCCGCGATCAAATTTTCAGGGGGATCAGCGATTCGGTCTTTGATCCACGCTGGTCTGGCTTGCGTGACCAGAACAATCTTTACGGGCAGCGGGCATCTGGTTTGTTCGAACTCTCTGATCAGGGGCAGTCATTACCGCAGCCAACGCAAAAGGATTCGTCAACGCAAGCCTCACTGTTTGCGCCGAATGATCAGCGAGAGGAAACCATTGGCCAGATCTCGGATGCTATGTCTAAGGCAATCGACGAGAACAAATTCCAACTGGAAATTACACTGGTCAATCCCCAGACCGGCGAGCGCCGCAAGGTTCAAACTGAAGGCGGTGGCCGCGTGGCCTTGTCAATGCAATCAATTAGTTAAACCGCTTCGGCGGTTTTTTTGTTTCTGGAGAATTTATGGCTCTGATCACTGATGCGATTTCATCGCTGCTTGGTGGCGGCGACAGCTGGGATTGGTTTGAGCATATTCACCCGGCATCATTTCGCGGCGTTCCTTTTGCGGTAGTCAGTGCCGAAGGCGTATTTGGCCGGCGCCAGGCCGTGCATGAATACCCTTACCGCAACACCGCCTGGGTGGAAGATCTGGGGCGTGGGACGCGCAAATTAACGATCAGGGGTTTCATCGTCCATAACAGCCTGGCGTATGACGCTCCTGACGTGATAACGCAGCGTGATTCACTGGTGGCTGCATGCGAGACGGAAGGGCCGGGTACGTTGATACATCCGACGCTTGGGGAGCTTACCGTAAGTGTGCCGGATGGCGGTTTGCGGGTACTTGAGAGCGTGGATAACGGCCGTTCTTTCGAGTTTACCCTGACGGTCATTGAGTCCGGCTTAAAGGTGTTTGCGATCACCGGAAGCACTCAGGCGGCATCACTGGTTCAGACTAACTGGTTACGAACCGGCCTGATGGCGGCCACAAAATTTATTGCCACGGTTAAAGGTGAGATCCGCAGTGTAACCCAGACCATCAAGACGTTGCGTAATACCGCTGCGTTTTGGGGCAACATGGTGAAAAGCACCGCCAATGAAGTCACTAATCTCAGTAATGTCCTGAAATCGACCTTCGGTAGCGCCCGGTATGGGCGATACAACAAAGGCACCGTAGGGGGCGGCGTTTCGGGATCAACCGGCGCAGTAAATCGAACTCCAGATACCGACAATTACGCCGGATTGGTTAGCAAAAAAATGGCGCAAGCGGTAACAGGCCGCGCCGAATTGTTGGCGCTCACGGCCACATTTGAGGGGGTAGCCTCCGTTGATGCCTTCCCCATTGATGCCAGGGCCATCATTGATGCGGTCATTTCGTTCAGCGGCAGTGTAGAAGAAAAAATCCGCATGCTGGAGACGTTGGCCTCGTATCGAAATACCACGTTTTACGCTACCTCGGGTGAAAATGCGGTAGCCAATGGCGCCACTATCCTGCTTTGTGTACTGTCCGCCGGCGCACTGGCAGCAACCGCTGCCAATTATGAGCCCTCAAGCTATGACGATGCCATTTTAATGCTTAATCGCGTCTGCGACACGCTGGATGATGTGCTGTTGATGGCGGCGGATGCCGGGGACGATGACGATTATCTGAACCTGTTGCAAACCCGCGATGCGCTGGTCAACGCCTACAGCCAGAAAGGCGCCGTTCTCAGTTCACTGACCCAGGTTGTTATGCCCACATCGTTACCGGCGTTGGTGCTGGCCAACCGCATGTATCAGGACGGCGCTCGGGGTGATGAACTGGTTCAGTCTGTCGGGCCGCGCCATCCGGCATTCATGCCCACCAAATTTAAAGCGCTAAGAAAATGAAAGATGAACTGATTTTGACGGCCGGCGGTAAGCGAATTTCAGGCTGGGATTCTGTTCGCGTTACGCGAGGCATTGAGCGCTTGCCATCGGATTTCGACCTGTCGTTGATGGACTATTACCCCGGTAACGATGAAAAGCAGCTGGTGCTCCCTGGAGACAGCTGCACGGTGCATCTCGGGGATGACCTGGTCATGACCGGCTATGTCGATCGCTGGAATCCTGTGATTGGCAAAGAGCGCCATGAAGTTCGCGCTACGGGCCGGAGTAAATGCCAGGACCTGGTGGATTGTTCAGCTGAATGGCCGAACAACGTGATCAGCCAGGCTAATGCCCTGCAGATAGCGCAAAAGCTGGCGGCGCCATACGGCATCACTGTCAACAGCGACGTGAATGACATGACGACTGTTCCCCAATTTACCCTGAACTGGGGGGAGTCTTCGCAAGAAGTGATCGACCGGATCACCCGTTGGGCTGCGCTGCTTTATTACGACAAGCCCGATGGCAGTCTTTTCCTTACCCGTGTCGGAACCGGCAAGGCGGCCAGCGGCGTGGCGCAAGGGGAAAATATCGAGACGGCATCTTTCATGTCAGCGATGGACGAACGGTTTTCCGATTATGTCGGGGTATCAATGTCGATGACGCCGGCGATGGAGTTGTCGCCGGATGGGGGCTATTCCGCCGTTACCCTGGCGCGCGCGCAGGATCCGGAAGTCGCCAAAATGCGCTACCGCAATCGGATTGTCATCGTTGAGAGCACGATGAACTCTCACGGTCAGGCGCAAAACTGCATCGACTGGGAGATGAACCGGCGATATGGCCGTTCACGACGCCTGCAGGTGGAGATCGACAGCTGGCGGGACAAGGCCGGAAAACTGTGGGAACCGAATACGCTGATCCCCATCAATATTCCTGTTTTTGGGCTCAATAACGTGCAGTGGCTTCTGGCGGAGGTCACCTTTACCCGTGACGAGCGGGGCACGCGGGCCAATCTCATCATGATGCCGAAAGAAGCTTTTGCCGTTCAACCCTATCAATTCTATAGCCAGGTGCAGGAGCTAAATCGATGAATGACGGTATGTTGAGGCAGCTTGGGCGCCGGGTGGCTATGATGATCGGCCTGGGCAAGATCAGCGGGTACGGCGATGCCGGCGGCATTCAAAAACTACAGTATCAGACGCCGCTGGAGGTGAAGGGTGATACACCGCGGATGGCGGAGTTTGGTTTTTCGTCAGGTCTGCCGGTTGGCACGGATGTGGTACTGGCGTATCTGGGCGGCGATCGTTCCAGCGCCGTAATTGTGGCCAGTAATAATCAACAGTACCGGATATCAGGTTTAAAAAGCGGCGAAACGCTGATTTATAACCAGTGGGGGGTGTTCGTAAAACTCACGGAAAACGGCATTGAGGTAGAAGCGAAAGGGAAACCGGTAACAGTGGCCAATGCAACCACGGTTACCGTTACGGCCACCGAGAAAATCAGGCTTGAAACGGCGCTTTTGGAAGTGACCGGCGATGTGATCGACAACTGCGACAGCAACGCCGCCACGTTGAAATCCTTACGCGATGCCCACAACGAGCACGATCATGTCGTGAAAAATGTCCAGAGCGGCAACGATGAGAAAACCAGCGAGAAACCGGGGGAGATCGTCGAATGAGTGATATCAGCTCTTTCTGGGACATTGAACGGCTGGTGGCTGAGTGGCGTGAGGGAAACGGCGATTTGATCAATGGCGATGACCTGCAGACAGCGATGATTATCAGTCTGTTCACCGACCGTGTCGCACGTGATGACGATGATATAGACGGAGAAGACCGCCGCGGCTGGTGGGGGGATATGGGGGAGGATCATAACATCGGCTCCCGCCTTTGGTTGTTGCGCCGTCAGAAGTTGACCCAGGACGTTGCTCAAAAAGCGGAAGACTATGCCCGCGAGGCATTGCAGTGGTTGATCTCCGATGGTGTGGTGTCGTCGTTCACCATAGCAACCCAGATCGTTTATCCACGCCGGCTAAATATGGTCATTCGCTATCAGCGTCCGGGTAACGGTGACCGCACGGACATGCGATTTTTTTGGGTTTGGGAGCAATAAATTATGCCTTTCAATCGGCCGACACTCACCGAATTGCGTGAGAAAAGTCGCACACAGCTTCAGGCTGAACTGAGAAAGACCGGTGCGCTGTTGCGCTATTCCAACATGCGTGTTTTGGCGGATGCTGACGCCGGCCTCGCCCATTTACATTACGGGTACCTGGATTATATCGCGCTGCAGTCCACCCCTTTTAATGCCACTGATGAATGGCTATCTGGTTGGGCCGGTCTTAAAAGTGTCTACCAAAACCCGGCCAATCCGGCATCCACACCGTCTTATGAATTTAGCGGAACTGCGGGCGCTCCTGTCAACAAAGGTGCCGTGTTACGCCGTGGTGATGGTTATCTCTACCGGCTTGAGGAGAGCGTAACGATCGGGGCAAATGGGAAGGGTGTCGGCAAGCTCACTGCAATACTGCCCGATATTATTGATGACCCGACAGGGGGCGGTATTGACGGCAATGCGGATGTCGGCACGACCCTGACACTGGATGTTTCTCTACCCGGCATTGATGCCAGCGGCGTAATGCTCGAGCCCGCAACCGGCGGCGCAAACATTGAGACGCAGGAAAGCTTCCGCGCTCGCATGCTGCTGGCCTATCAAAATCCGCCCCAGGGTGGCAGCGACACAGATTACGAGCAATGGGCGCTGGCGGTTCCTGGCGTTACACGCTGCTGGCCCAAACGGCGCCTGATGGGGGCCGGTACGGTTGGGGTTTACATCATGTGCGACGGCAACGACGAAACCAATCACGGTTTCCCGGTAGGGACTGACGGCATATCCCAACTGGATGACTGGGGCGCACAGAAAGCCACCGGAGATCAGGGACGTGTGGCTGATTACATTTACCCGCGTGCGCCAGTCACTGCGCTGGTTTACGTTTGTTCGCCAGTCGCCAAGACCGTGGATTTTGAGATCAGCGGCATTTCACATGTTGGCAGCGACATTACCACGGCCATTGCGGCGGCTATCGACAATGTCTTTTTCGAAGGTGGTACACCGATCGGCAATGGCAAGATCTTCCTCTCTGACCTGAACAGGGCAATCGGAGACATTGATGGAACAGCTGGCTTTATCCTTGTTTCCCCGGTAGCGAATATTGATCTGGGGGTAGGGGAACTGCCGGTGCGGGGCGAGGTGAACTACACATGAGCCAGTTTACCGTAAAGGAATATTCTCGCGCGCTGCAGGCTTTAATCCCGACCGGGTTAGCCTGGCCGCGCGATCCTGGCGGGGTTCAGGGGGCTGTTATTCGGGCTCTGGCTACAGGGTTTCAGCGTAGCGATAACGATGCGATAGCGTTGCTTGTCGGCGCGTTCCCTGAAACCGCGACCATCATGCTGACTGAATGGGAAAAAACGCTGGGTTTGCCAGATGACTGTTCGATCGGTGAAGTAGATACGATAGCGAAACGACAGGCAGCTGTGGTGTCAAAATTTATCAGCACGGGTGGGCAGTCACGGACCTATTTTATCGGTATCGCCCGGGCGCTCGGGTACAACATCACGATCAAGGAACACCGCCAGGCGCGCGCCGGGCTTTCTGTCTGTGGCGATGGGTTAAATGGCGACGACTGGCCATTTGTGTGGCTGGTGGAAGCAGAGGAAACAACCATCTCCTATGCCCGAGCCGGGATGAGTTACTGCGGCGATCCGTTGCGCTCATGGGGGAATAAGCAGCTTGAATGTAGAATGAACGCGCTGGCGCCTTCGCATACGATCGTTAAATTTGGCTATATCAATTTCGGATTTAATGATGAAGGTGTCTATGATGTAACACCAGAATTCGCCGATATGTTTGATACCGCCTCTGGCTATTTATGAAAATCAACTAATCATATTATCACTCAGTGAGTGAGGAGTAATTATGCAAAAAGTAGGAAACACTACCGATACCGCAGATGCAAATGGCGAGTATACCAATGGTAATGTTGCTCAGGGGATACCACCTACAATTATTAATGCAGAGATGTTAAATACATTTCAGAGGGAAATGGTTAATGTCGTCGAGGGTTCAGGGTTATCACTTGATCCAGATGACAACGGTCAATTGCTTAAAGGGATAAAGAAAACAATAAAAGATGAAATGGTAGCGTCTCTTGGGCCGAGCGGATTTCAAGAGCTTCCTAATGGATTAATAATCCAGTGGGGAGCGGTACAGATCGCTGCTAACTCAACACAAGAAAATGATTTCCCCAAGCCATTTACAAAGCAATGTTATTCATTGCAAGTTACGTTAACTTATCCAGGGCCCAATGTCGGAGTTAATGCTGGTGCTACAAGCAAATCTAGATTTGGAATTCAAAATTATTCTGATATCGATGCTTACTTTCAATGGATGGCAATAGGTGAATAGAGTCATAGCGCGTGATTTTCACGCGCCATTGATTATGTTTAATATTTTTCAGCGATGCGTCTGCCTTTGTTTCTTAAAGGTATTTCGATAAATCGATAGCTTACTTCCGTAACCACAACAAGAATTACCATCGCAGTTATTACGTATCTAAATGTATAGCTTCCGTCAGGGTGAAATCCATCAGGAAGATATCGCCACCATATTTCTTTTGTTAAAAAGTAGACAGGTATGTGAGCTAAATATATAGTGTATGATCTTGAACCAATGTAGGCTGCTATTTTTTTAAGAGCTAGTGTAAAAGTTAAGTAGTTTTTATCAAAGCTTGCAACCCACACAAGAATACCAGCTACAACAGCAACAAGCCCTGTTGAGAATGAAATTGCTGCTATTCTAGAGTTCCCTAGTTCAATTAACATAAATAGTAATATTGCAATGGTGGGGATAGCATATCTTTTAAGTTTTAAAGCTGTTGGCTCTAACAATTTGTAGCTCTCATAGCGAGCCCATAGCGCAATAATGACACCTAGTGCAATTGCATCAGTTCTGATATATCCCAGAACGGAACCGCCTCGGTTGAGTGGAAATTGTATTGCAAAAACCATAAAGAAAAATGGGATTAGATACTTGCGTTTTATGAAAACTGCCGCAAATGGGAATATAAAATAGAATTGCTCTTCAATTGATAGGCTCCAATAAATTTGATTGGCACCACAGGCATAATCTAACAAACTTGGCAAGTCGTATTGTGCACGACATTCAAAACCGTAGAAATTTGCAATATGTAGCATTGCATACGTTTGATACATGGCATTTTGCCCTGGATGCCCCCAATAACCGCTCTGACGAAGGGTTAAGCTACAAATAAGCAAAATTGTAAGCCACAGCCAGGCAGATGGCCAGAGTCGCCATGCCCGCTTAATCCAGAAAGGAACTGCAAACTTGAAAAACTCTTTCCCGGATGCTTCTGTAGGTATTTTGTTTATTAACGAGGAGGCTATTATATAGCCAGACACACAAAAGAACAAATCAACTCCGGTCCACAAATCCAAATATGTATATACTTTTGCCAAGCCAGATGATTGCCAAGGGAATAAGTTATATAAATGAGCAAATAAAATAAAGATTATTGCTATTGCTCGAAGCATTTCTATATCAAGATTCTTACGCATCGTTATTCCCTATGGGTGTTTATCTATTTTTGCACCAATTTCTCTCATCTTATCCAGAACTTTTGATAAATCGCGTTCACTGAGTGCGAGTTGTGCAGCTACAAAAAAAAGGATATGCGGCGACATAGCGCGCGGTTCAGCTCCCCCAGTGTACTTACGCCACTGGCTGTTACTTGCTACCCCTGCCAAATCAGCCATCTGAGTACCGGTATAGCCTAGTTCAGTTTTAAGAGTTTCAAGATTGTCTGGGCTTGGTGGGGTGTACTCGTTTATCAGTCTCATTGCGCACCTGTAGGAGGCTCTTTATGGGTTTTCCACTCACGCAAAATAGCCCCATTGGTGCTATTTGTCAACAATGAAATTACCATCAGGAAATTTTATGGCACAAAGATACAACACCGGAAACCCTCGCCCTTCTAACAGCATGAAGGACTTAAACGATAATGCTCTTGCATATGATGATTTCTTAAATAGTGAAGATGATCGGGCATTTGACCGGTTTGGAAGAGGGTTTCCAACGGTAAGAAAGCAAGTTAATGAAAGAATTGATGAGCTTGCTGAATATACAAAGAATGCCGAGGAGTATGCTAAAGATGCGGCTGCTAGCGCGGGAATAGCTCAATCAGGCACGGATGCCTATCCTGATGTGGCTGCTGCACAAGTCGCGATCGACGCTGGCACTGAAACGCGGCGTTATTTCTCTGTTCGCTCGACCATTTCAACGCAATGGGTTGATGAATATGAAAACGTCAACGGTGTAGCGACGCCAACCGGCCGCTATCTGAGTAATGGGAAATACGTTGATGAGATTGCCGCCTCTGTTATTTCGCTGCTGGCGAGTCTGATTGAAACTAACAGGCGAACTGCTTCACTTCGGCAATATCAATCTGAGCAATGGCAGTGGTTAGTTGAAGGTGCCGGCGGCGCTTCTGAGACAGCAATGGCGCTTGATAACGATTTTGGGTTGTGGCTGGCTGGGTTAAGGTCTTCAATTCAAGATTATATCGAACAGCTCATGCCGAAGAGCATTGCAAATCGATACGTTGATCTGCAATACGCTATCGTGGCAAAAAACGGCATTGACGGACTGGTAACAATAAACAATAACGGCGATATTCGGATCGTCGGCACTGATGACGTTTTGCAAGACAGATTGAACGCGATTTGCTCGACCACGTTTTCTCGCCGTGTTGCTGGATTCCAGTTCGTTATTTTCACGTCGGATATGAAGTCGGCAATATTCGCGATTGATGACGATGGCGGTGTGTATATTCCCGGCATTGACGGCCCACTTCAAGATAATCTGGGCGAGTCTCTGGCATCGATCAAGACTGTCGGCGGTGTTCCAGCTGTCGCGTGGCGCGGAGACGTGGTTTGGTCTGAGCGTCCGGTATTAACTGCGCAAAAGCTGTCAGCAACCGGATTCGTATTCAGCTACATGCCGGGCGGTGAGGCGGCAGCAGGGGCTGGGGTGATGTATGTCCCATCAATACGCGAAATGCCCGTTGATGCTGAGGAAATTCAAGGTGGCGGTTCAAGTGGCCAATCATTAAACCTTGAGTCTGATTTCGCGGGTTCAAATATCGTGAATAAAGACCCGGCATACCGAGGGCGATTACTGGCCGGATATAACGGGCGTCCTGAAGGGAAAAATATTACGCCAGTAAATGAGAGCGACGTTTCAACGATGAACGATATGAGTTATCCGCCATATCGTCAGGGAAACATCCTGCCAATGTATAACGCATTAATGGATATGGAGGTGGGGAATGTTGTGTTTATCCATTCAGCATTTGCCGCCGGTGGCCGCTCGTTTATACAAATCAGCAGAGGAACAGTGCCGTATGAAAACGGCATGAAATTTGTTCAAATGGCTAAGAATGCCGCGGACGGTGTCGGAAAAAATTATGTTTTTAAATTTCTGACGTTTGAGCACGGAGAATCGGATTCTGATAATGGAGATAACCCAAATCCTGGCGATTACCTTGCTAGAGAAAATGTTTATTTCCCTGGCATTCAAAACGACTTTAAATCCATTACCGGCCAGCAAGATGACTTCCTGATTGTTATCGGCCAAGTCGGAAGCCGTATCGACACAAAGATCGGCGCAGTTGATGGGGAGGGCAACCCCACAGGTGAAAGCGTCGTTGTTCAGCCGTATTCGGTACCTGCTGTTGACCAACTGGCATATGTGCGTCAAAACCCCGGCACAGCGATTATGTATGGCCCTAAGTACATGCTGAACTGGCTCTATAACGACAACTCGCTCAGTCATCTGAATGCAAAAGGGAAAGTGCTGCAAGGGGAATATACAGCCCAGGCGATACACTGGCATCTGTACAACGCAGAGAAAAAAGGCACATGGACGGGGTTGAAAGTAAAAAGCCTTACAGTATCAGGAAATATTGCCGATCTGCTCTGCGACGTCCCTTACGCGCCGATCGTCATTGATACGACGTTCATCGCAGATTGTTTGAATCAGGGCATTGGCCTGGAAAAAAACTCGGCATCGGTACAGAGCGTCACCGTCGTTGACGGTAACATTATTCGCGTTGAGTTTGATAAAGCCCCCGCATCAGACGACTACATGCTGATCGGCTTTACTAATACCGCTCTTAGTTCCAGCGGCCACGTTTATCCGCTTACATGCTTCCGTGATTCGTCCCCAATTAAATCGCGCTGGATCACGCGCAATAACGAACCTTTTCCCCTTTATAACTGGCTGTGCCTCGATCGCCTGCCAATGACCGGAGAATTTTAAAAATGACAGCAGCCATTAATACCGGCAAAAGCTATTCTGGTTTCCGTCCAGCCCTGGATTTATCCGCTTCCATTCTTGATCCGTCGGCGCTATTTAGCGCCTACAAAGCGCGGGTAGTAGCAGACGGAGGCACCGTTCCGGATGAATCAGGTTGCCTTGCGCGGTTTGAGTTTCTGGTAAATAACGGGATGTATAGTCGAGCGACGTTCTGTGCAGCGCCGGCGTTTGGTTTGAAAGTTGACGGCGCTGGAAATGTCCAAACCGTTTATAACCTGCTCGGCGATGCTGGCGATTTAATCGCAGGCTCGCAAGGTACGCCGCCGCTGCCCATGACTTACGACGCTACATCTCGCGCGGTTATCATTCAGATCACATCGGGTGGGGGCTGGTATCTCAAAAGCCGCACGAATCTTGTCATTCATAAAGGTTCGACTTATTTGATTGCAGGCCGCATGAGCGACCTCAATCGTGCCGACAACAACGGCATTACTGCAGGATACAACCTAACCGGACTGCCGATGGCGTATCTTCGGACGATGATAACGAACAACAGCGCAGTTACTGAGGCGTGGCGATACGGGTCACGCGATAGTGGATGGCCGGCAGGAACTGGTGGCGCGCTCAATGCCGCAACGAATATCTATGCTGACTACGTGCCATCTGCGGGCCTGTTCAAAGTTGATCAAGGGGTTATTGAGGGGTACGAGAAAGGGAAGTTGCTTGCGACCTCCGCGCCGGCGGCAACGGGAAAACTGGCTGATTTGAGCAGCTACACTACGCCGATGTTGATCGGTGGTACGCAGCTGGCGAATAACATCGTCAGTGCGTGTTACGGGGCATTCATGGACATTCTATGCCTTCACACCGCTGACGAATCCGACGCGATCCTCGCGTCACGACTGGGGATGTGATACTGAGCCGGTAAGGAACCCGGCTATTTGTACAGCGTGGCAAAGTCGAATGCGATCGCGGCATCAACGGCTTTGCCCTCTGTTTCAAATGGCGTTTCTGAGACGAGCGGCCAGCGCCCCTTGTGCCACACATATAGCCAGTGCTGCTGCTCCTCGTCTTCACGTATCGCGAACATCGGAGGGCTATTTTGCTGCGGCTCTGGGTATCTGTCGTTCTCGTTGAGAACGAAAATCTGCCGCCCGGCAAGGGTAATGCTACCCATAGATGTCACTCATCAGCCATTGCTCTGACTCTTCAAACATATCTTCAAGAAGCCGATTTAACTTTTCTCTGTCGCTTTTGTTAGCGTCGCTAATGAGTCCGTTCGTTTGCATCGGCTTTACTTTCACCTCTGCATCAGGGAACACCCGATGTACCCGCCTTGTCAGTTCTGCTTTGATTATCTCTGCCGCGTCAGGCAAACCTTTAACATTACGTTGGTCAAAAATCAGCTCTACGAACATTCGCACCTCTGAATAAGCTGTATGTATATACAGTAATGTTGTTCGATGAACTCGTGTACGTCAAGCAATAACCGGTTTCGTGAGGTGAATTGAAGAAAATGACGTGTACAAAATTGCGTACCACATGAAATTTTTTAAAATAAAAAATAAATAATATCAATATTTTAAATTAATTGTTTTGTAATCGTGAATATAAAATGTGGCCGTTGCCTTGCTGCTCAAAATCGCGTCTCTTCAGTGGCGGATACAATATGCTCCTATTGTAACGGCGTAGGGAGCGATGCCAAGCGACGGTTAGCGAAATGCGCGCAATTACGCACGGCGATAGTAATCCAGCCGTTGATGAAAGTAGGGGAGCAGGTGGTCGGGGATCTGTCGTTCCGTTTCCGCCTGGGTCGAGGCGATGCCGTAGCGCTCATTGTAGATCACGCTGATGGCCAGCAAATCGGTTTCTATTTTTTCGCGTTGTGCCTGCGGTAAGCTATCCAGCTTTCGAGCCATCGTTATCTCCCTGTTAACCTTAGGGCATAATAGGATCGTTAGCGGGTCTTGTCCCTACCCATTCCGGGGGGCGCTTGATGCCTGTGAGCTGGGTTGCGTGCAAGGGGGCTGGCTGTGGCGAGCGGCGAGCTCGCTCTCCGGGTGGTGAGCCTGGAAGCGATCCGCCCGGTTATACAGCGAATAGGCGCCGCTTATCACCGCCCCCCAAAACAGGGCGCACAGCAGCAAAACCCCCAACCAGATTTTTTGGTTATAGGTCATAAGTCCTCCACGGACGATAAGAGAAATAACATTGACCGCTAAATTAAATCAGGTGCTACATCAATGGTATTTAAACGGCAGAGATTAATCATAAAATAGATGAGATTCTTTTGTTACTAAATCCACGCTGGATGTATCAAAAGATTCCTTAAGATAATATTAAGAGAAGTGATTTCTGGCGCCGTAATTCTATTTAATATTTGTTTAAATACCCGCGGATACAATCTCCCACATTCAATACCAATGTGGATGACAATTATGAAAACGCTACTGTTGACCGGCGCTACCGGCTTTTTGGGTGGTGCGGTTCTCGAGAAATTATTGATTGAAAATCAGTCTGTTAATTATCTTTTTCTGGTGCGCGCCGATGATGCGCAACAAGGGCTGGCCCGTATTCGTGCGAATATGGAAAAGTTTAATATCGACGCGAACCTGCTGTCTAAAATTACGATAGAAAATATATTGTTGGGCGACCTTTCCGAGCCGGCCGACTTTTTAACTGACGCACGTATTAACAAAGTCACGCACGTTATTAACTGCGCGGCCGTTGCTTCATTTGGTAATAACCCGCTCATTTGGAAGGTAAACGTAGAAGGCACTCTGGCCTTTGCCGAAAGAATGGCGCAGGTGCCGGGATTAAAACGTTTCCTGCACGTCGGTACCGCCATGTCCTGTTCGCCGGAGCCGGGTTCGCTGGTGGCGGAGAGCGGCGAGTTTGAGGAAGACGCCGAGCATCTGGTGGAATACACCCGTTCCAAATCCACCATCGAACAGCTGATGCGCCAGCGCTGCCCGCAACTGCCGCTGACCATCGCTCGTCCGTCGATCGTGGTGGGGCACACCCGCCTGGGCTGCCAGCCTTCCAGCAGCATTTTCTGGGTGTTCGGCATGGCGCTGATGCTGCGCAAATTCATGTGCTCGCTGCAGGACAATATCGATGTGATCCCGGCGGACTACTGCGCGGATGCGCTGGTGATGCTGATGAACAGCGAAACGTTGGAGAACGACGTTTATCACATCTCCGCCGGTGAGGAGAGCAGCGTCAGCTTTGCCGAAATCGACCGCGCCATGGCGGCGGCGCTGGAAAAGGCGCCGGTGGGCGATGAGTATGCGCAGGTGACCTATGACGCGCTGGTGAAAATGCGCCGCCAGCTGAAAGACATTTTCGGCCCGTGCAACGAGCGGCTGATGCTCAAGGCGATGCGCCTGTACGGATCGTTCGCCATGCTCAACGTGCGTTTCAGCAACGAAAAGATCCTCAAGCTGGGCATGCCGAAGCCGCCGCGCTTTACCGACTATATCGCCGGCTGCGTGCAGTCGACCCGCGGGCTGTCTATCCAGCAGCAGATGGTGGTGGACTTCAAATAACCGCCGGGCGCAACGGGCGCCCGAGGTTGCTCCGCTACCAGGACGAAGAGGACCAGAAGACGCGGCCGAGCACCACCAGTTGCTCCTTGCGCTGCTGATAGCTGAGATGCTCGTCCTGGTACTCTTCCCGGTTGAGGGAGCGGATGACGACGCCGCCGTCCGGCTGCTCGATCAGCACCTTCACCCGCAGCAAATTGCCGTGGCGGATGGCGTAGGTCTTGCCTTCGCGGATGCGCGTGTCGTCGGTGTTGATGCCGACCACGTCGCCGTCCTGCAGACGCGGTTCCATGCTGGAGCCGGAGATGCGGATAATGCGCGCGGCGTTGACCGCCACCCCCATCTTGTGCAGATAGTAACGGCGGAAGATCAGCGAAAACTCCTCGCGATCGACGATTTCGTAGCAGCCGTCGCCGGCGGAAAAATCGATATCCAGCAGCGGGATCTCCACAAACTCTTCCTTGTCTTGTTCGGTATCTTCCCATACCACCGGTTTCAAACGGGCGGGCTGGAAGTCCGACTCCGCCGCCACGTTGTCAAACGGGCGCACCAGCTGCTTTTCATGAAACACGTCGAACCAGCCCTTGGGCAAATTCAGCCTGGCCTCGATCCGCCTGGCCAGATTGTCGCCAAGATTGCGGGAGGATTTTTCCCCGATGATTTGGCTCAGCGTCGGCGCGGAAGACTCAACCAGCGTGGCGAATTCATTCTGGTTGACGCCTTGCCGGGCGTAGCGGGCCATCAATTCGCGCAGATTGTTGCGCCTGATTTCTTTAGTTTCCAT